CTCCCTCAACTGCGTGTCAAACACCTCGAACTCGCGCACACCGTGGAAATACATCTCGGCATGCACAGATAGAAGTGCCTGCACTTCACGCTGTTTGGGCGTGATGATCTTCGAAGCCTTGCCAACCAGAAGAGTCTTCCCAAAAGAAGCCCAATCCAGCGGACAAAGAATTGCCCTCTCACCACGATACTCGAAATTCGCACACACAAACTTTCGTTTGAGAAACGTAGCCTCATCAATCGAAATATATGGAATGCTCTCCCTGCCCTTCTCGGCCATGGTGTACTTGATACCAGCTTCCGCCAATACCCTCTGAACCGCAGTATGGTTGAACCAGGGGGCCTGATCTGAAACGCCGGCAACATTGTCGTCACCATACGTCATTAGGGCCACGTGCTCTCTGAACTGCTTGACATCGCGCTTCGGGTGTAGAAAGAAGTACGCATATCGAAAGTACAACGAATTGACCAAGCCGTTGATTATCACAGTCAGCGGGTGACCCGACGGATTCATTCCGACAAACTGCAACAAGGTGCCATTGAAATCGACAAAAGCCTGCATGATATCCTGCGCTGCCGCCCACATCCGTTGAATGCTGATCTCAGAGTATCCAAGACGTTGCGCAATCTGAACGAGGATCCAAAATGCCCAATGCAAGACCAAACACTCCTGACGCTTGTCGAACTTGCTATAGTCTCCGGCTATGATACGTTCCTTCCCAAATTTTGTCAAGTACCGAAAAAGATCGTTCCACTCCTTAGATTGGCATACCATCCCAGGTCCCGATTCAAACGCAAATTTGTGATTCTGTATCAAACGAATCAGTGGAAGATAGTATTGTCGCACGACAATTGTGAAATGTAGAGGGGAAGCAGTAAAAATCCTTGAATCTCCGTTCAAGGCTTTCTCCTCCGAAATCGGTTCATCCTTAGCCTTAGCCACGAACATAGGAAGAGCAGTAACTCCACTGTCGTAGCAAGAGTAAATATGATCGATCATCTCCTGCACTTCAGGGACAACATCGTACAGCAATTTATCCTTCTCCACTCCGATGATTTGCAATAGATCACGCTTGGATCGATACCAAGGGGATCCGGCACTTGTGCTCATGTCGATCGAGTTGACAAATGAAACACCATCTGCACCGTTGATTGCCGTGATCCGGTCATATGGTTTGATAGGATCATGCGGAATTTCCTTCCAAATGTCTTCAAGGAAAGCCCTAGCGCACTCCTTGATGACTTCTGGGTCCAAACCATCTGGTATTTGGGCAAGATCCACCAACGCTCGGTAGTAAGGTCGCCAACCCAGATCAGGTGCCACCTTGTTGGTCGAAAACCCCTTATCCTCCCAAAATGAGCGCGTTAAACTTGAGCACACCTGCGAAGTATAGTTGGGCCGAAAACCAGCATTTGAACCATAACACCGCACCATGCCTTGTTCCAACCAATGCACAGGGCTCTTGTAATGAACAGGTCCAACCTTGAATTGCGTCTTGGTCGTGCTAACTCGAGCACAACCTTGAGCCACACATGGCATAGTACCCTCGTACACTCGCTCTGAACATTGGGCCACCAGCTGGCCAACACACACCTGATCTACCGGGGCACAAGAACTCGTCCCTTCTTCTGAAAAAAGTGAATGCAAACCGACGATCGTAGATCCTGCTGCGGTATGTAAGACCAATGGAGACCCGCACTCTCCCATTTGCATCTCCACTATTGGCATACCTCGCCAAAAGTCCTCATACTCGGGATGCTTCGGGTGCAATCCCGGTTGTCGCATTCTCGCCGCATT